TCCTTCTACCACATTTGGACCGGGCAGAGGCATTTCGCCTATTGGATTTCCTCCTAACCCTCCAGTTTTACGCGACCCTTTGATGGGGCCGGTTATTGGGGGACCATATATGCCCCCAACTCCAGAAGCTGCATCTTCTAGATTTGTTACGACACCAACAACAGGTGGGATGCCACGTTCCGGCGCTACAACAGACACAACTCCGTTGACTATTTCTAATAAGCCCTACACCCCTACCACAGATTTGACGAGTGTGTATTCGCCTAATATTGATAAGTACAAAGACTCAACAGACTCCGATGACGGGGATGATGGAGATGATGGAACTACGCCTCCGGTAGACCCGTGTCCTCCAGGATATAAGATGAATGCTGCTACAGGAGTCTGCGAACTTATCGCGCAAAGAAGAACTGGTGAACCGTCACCTGATGACGATGGCGACAGCACTAATGACCCTTCCATCACGCAGACTACGTTCTTTGGTGGTTACAGTGATGGCAAGGGTAGCATCCGCGGAGCCACAAGGTACGGCTTAACAGGTAGAACGGCAGAACCTGGCGGAATGGGACTAGCTAGCGGACTTTTTTCTGCTTTGACAGCATCAGATGAAGAAAGTCAAAAGATAATTGTAGACCAAAATGACCCTAACCGAAGAGCAATAATGTCAAAAATTCAATACGACTTTATGCGAGATAACCTCGGTAAAGGGGGGCAAACTGGTTATATTGACCTTTTAATGGATAAACAGGCACGAATTAATGCTGACTATGCGAAGATAGACCCGCCAACAGGTTTTTTGGGTGAAATTGGCCGAGCGAGGCGACAACATCAGTATGAATACGATACGGCTAAAGGAATAATAAACGGCCTTGGTCAAAAGTACACCGGTCAGTCTCTTGCTGAAGCCGAAATAGTATCGGAAGCTGCTACACAGAATACTGGAATTGTGGACTACGATGACAGCGGCATTCCAAGCAACATATTTTCAGATGATGGTGCTGCTGGCACTAATATGGGTACATCTGCAGACATAACTGCACAGACTAATGAAATTTTTAATAAGTTGTCAACACAAGGACCGCCATCACGTGCCTCTGGGCAAGCTTTTGACGATAGCATCGCTAGAGCTGTTGAGCTTGCAAAAGGAGAGCGTATTGCTCAAACTGCTAATGCCTTGATGGCAAGAGGCTATACTGCTGACAGAGCGTACCGAGAAGCAGAATTTGCCGAAAGAACAGGGCAAGTTAGCCTAGATGCGCAATCTTCATTCGGCAGAACACCTTCTGTCACACAAGCATCCTTTGGTCCTGAACCAACGGCAGAAGAGGATACATCTCCAGCAGTAGATACTACCGCTAATAGGCAACAAGCTATGGCAGACGCACGCGCAAAATTTGAACGTGACCGACAACAGGATGCTGACGATGCTGCCACAGGCAGAGGTAATATTGTCACAGATAGCAGGGGCCGTCCTGTCACAGACAGTAGCGGTCGCCCCGTTACAACTCGTCAAGGCTCAGCAGCACGTAGTACCCCTGAGGGCGATGATGAAATCAATCGTCAAGCAGAGGCTATGCGTAGGGACGCTGACCGTAGAGAACGGGAGGAGGCTAGCCGTAAAAGCGAAGAAAGAGTGCAACAAAAAATAGCATCTGGCGTTGACGCTGAAGCTGCAGCGTTTGAAAGTGGTGGAAACGATGACTCTGGTGGCAAGTCAATTGTCTGCACAGAAATGTATCGTCAAACACAGCTTGATGATTGGGCTAGGACAATGAAGATATGGGATACATATCAGAAAAAGTACTTGACACCTACACATGAAGTAGGGTATCATTGGCTCTTCAAACCATATGTTCGCGGTATGCAAAAAAGTGGCATTTTAACTAA